TAGTAGTAGTTGCTATTTGTAACATTTGCCTTATACGCAAATCTCTACTTAATCTATTTTCTGCTAATCTAATAAATTCTGGGATAGATGCAGTTAAATCAGAACGAGCTAAATAATCAGCTATAGTCGCTTGTAGCGTTGTGTAGTCTGTAAAAAATGCCATTTAAATTCTGCCCTGTTTTGTTCTAAAAAAACGATTATCTGGATGATTTAAAAATTCTTTAAATCTCTTTAAATCTATTACATTAAATCCTTGCATGATCTTTTTATGATTTAAGTCATCAACAACTGTCATTGGTATAGATGCAATCTTGTTATCAAACATATCATCACCCCATTTTGATGATGTAGTAATAATTTCTTCTTTGTTCATTTCAACAATATCTGTTACATCTTGTTTTGTTTCTATCACATAACCATCATTATCATGGTCATCGTGTTTTGTTTGGTGTCTATATTTTATTGGTTTAGACCAACTGTTCTTATATTCTTTTTTATCTTCCATAATCTTCCTTAAAAGATATGCCCACCGAAGTGGGCTATATCAATACTTAATATTTAATTAAGCGTTTAAATCAGCAACGATTGCATGAGCTGCTTCGTTACTTACTTGCAGAGTTAATTCTGTAAGCATTTGATGTTTTTCAGCATCACCTGTTTTAGCTAATAGATTAGACTGGAATGGTCTTAAAGTTGCTAAAGACAACATTGNTGGGTCTAAAATAAGAGCCTGTTCACCATTNTTNGAAGCATAATCAGAAGTCATAAATCTTTCTGGAATTACTGAAAGCATACCNAAATCTGAAAGATACACATCTGCTGCACCTACAATAGCGGCTGCTTTTGTAGTAGTACCAGCGTTAGGTGTAGAAACACGATTAGCTGCAATACCAGCAAAAGCTGATACTTTAACTTTTTGGTTAGGTGGAACAACCAACATAGTTGGAGTACCTCCAGCATTAAACGCTGCTTTCATAGCAGTTTTTAAAGATGCTTCTGTAAACGCTGCTGTAGTACCAGTTGAGCCTGCAGTTCTAATTGCAGAACCTGGAGGGGATGCTGGAGCTGCTGGCGAACCTGTACTTACTGAAGTCCAGTTAGTTCTAATCCAAGTTTGTAGAGATGCCATCTTTGGTGCTGTACTTGCTGCTGATGTTACTGGAGCAACATTACCAAGAATAGCAAATTCTATGTCTCGTTTTAGTTCTTGTCCTGCTTTAGCTAACTGATAAGCTGTTTCTGTCTTACGACCAGCTTTATCAACTCCATCAAGAGTACCAGTAATGTTTACTGTTTTACCCATGATTTGAGTTCTGTTTGTAGCTCTAACTGTAGGTACGGCTGTAAATGCTGCTGCATCCGCTCCTTCAACTAATGCTGTGTTAGCTGCTGCACCCAATGTGTCAGTCTGCCATTCGTGAAGTGTTGCTGTTGCCTTTGTTTTTCCGATAGAAGAAACTACAGGAGTCTCTGTCGGAGCAATATTGTAAATGGTGTTGGATAAATCCTCACGCATCCCAATTGCTTGATAAGTATGAAATGAAGCCATTGTTATTTTTCCTTAAATAAAGTTTTCAAATAAAGCTGCTGCATCTCTGGCATCACCAGTTTGCAGTAACCTGTTCTGTTGTTTTTTAGTTCTATCTGTTACAGTCTGCTTTACTTTAGCTCCACCTTTTATTGTCTTGGGAGCATTAGCGACTTTCTTTTTAACACCAGCTTTACCTGCCATTAATTTGTCGTATTGTGCCGCTTTATGTAACACTAAAACATGGCGAGAATCATAGACTTGAGATAACTCTTCATCTGTGAAACCAACCTTTTTTCCATAGTTGCGAATACTATTTCTAATTTGTTCGCCTTTGGCTTTGTCTGAAAACTCTGGCAAGGATTGTGCTAGTTTTTGTGCTTCTTCTGCTACAAACTTTTGCATTTGATCTGCTCTTACTGCGTTTTGCTCTTCAGCAAGGCGGTGTCGTTCAGATTGCACAGCTTGTAACTGTTCTTTTTTTTCGGTCATTTCTGCGACCTTAACTGCATATCCTATTGGGTCGTTCTCTTTCATTGCAGCTAAATCTTCTGGGCTGTCATTATTGCCACCCAAGAATTGTTCAACTGCTTGAAGTTTTTGAGCATAGTCATCCCTAACTTGTCTAGCTTCAAGAATAGCTTTAGCTTCTTGTTCAATTACTTTACGCTGTTCGGCTACTTCTTGAGTCTTTTTAGTATAGTCGCTGCCAAGCTGATAAGATTTTTTAAGCTCATCAAGGGTAACTTCTTTTTCTTCACCAGCCGCTTTGACTGTGAAAGTTTGTTCTTCCTCAACTACTTCTTCATCTTCTTCAATCTCGGAGTCTACATCTTCTTCCACTTCATCTTCGGTTGCTTCTACAGCTTCCTCGTAATCTGCTTCATCTTCTGTTTCCTCTACCTCTGCTTCTTGTGTATCTTCTTCCGTTTCAGTTGGTTGCTCGTTAGAGTCCTCTGGTGTGGATAACATACCCTCAAATGCAGATGTTGCATCATCTATTGTTATAGGGTTATCATTCCCACTTCCAACTTCTGGAGTCGTGGTTTCTTCACTCATTGTATTTCCTTAATCGCCATCTAGGTGTGGCATTACCATACAGGCTAAATGCCTATAATATTGTCCATGATTTATCCTTAATCTTGTCGCTGTCTACGATAGATTGAAGTCTAGTCATCATGCTATCTATTGCCTTAATCCTGTTGTAAGCTCTTTCTCTTACATCTACATCTTCTGGATTAGAGTTCTTTATTTGTGCATAACACTCTTTGGTCATATCCTTTATTTCATCAAGAAATGATTGAGTATTTAATACGCTTTTAATTTCAGCTTTTTTGTCCATTAAATTTTAGGTGTTGCTAGGTTTTGTATTTTTTCTAATGAATTTAATATTTCTGTNGTTTTATTTAGATCAGATTTTTCTTGGTCATTNGTAGTCTTTTGCATNAGTTGCATTTCTTTCATAGCCATCTCTGCTTCAAACTGTACTTGTTTTTGTTGCAGCTCTAACATTTCTTTTTGCACTTTAAGCTCTAGCTCTTGTTTTTCTAATTCAAGCTGTGCCATTTTAGATTGCATTTGCATCTCTGCTTTTTCTTTTTCTACTTGTGCAAGTATTTTAGCTGCTTCAGTATTAGGATCAGTCTGTGGGTTCTGTGCTTGTTGTTGTGCAAGTTGGTCAGATTCTTCTTGGGTTACATCTTTTAAGAATGCAGACTCATCTTTAAATCCAGCCATGTTTACAAATTTAGCTAGTGTGTCTCTGTATTGTTTTAAGCTAACTAATGGATTAGATAGTCCGTATTGTGTAAGCATCTGCTCTTGTTTGTCTAACACCATCTGCATAACAGATAATTGCTCACTTTTAGCACCATTACCTAGACCAACATTGACTGTGACATTGTATTCTGTATTCCATTCTCTAGGATTCATGGGTACAAATTTGTTGTTAACTTTAATAATTCTTTCTTTGTTTTGGTACTTACATACAAGCTGTAATATACCTTTCATTAAAGATGAGACTCCAGTGTCAGCAAATATACGAGCTATCAGTTCTATTTTACCACCTGCTGCTGAACTCATTGCTGCGACTGCTGTGGCTGTCACATTCTGTAAAATATTAGGATCAAGTCCCTGTGATGCTTCTGATACACCAGTTCTTTTGGACTGTACAGTATCTAAATACTCAAGCATGGGAAATGATTGTCCAGCACTAGATTGCACTGTCATTGGCACTAAAGCATTAGGGTTCTTAATACGAATAACACCACCTGCGGTAGATGTTAGTAAGTCATCAAGATTAACCTGTCCCTCAACTGCGCCGACACGATAGTTGTTAGTTAAATACAGATTGTCTAGCATCTGTCTAGTAATAGTAGATTTAATTAATTGTAAATCCATAGTTCTGTCAGCTAATGATTCACCAAAGAACTTATGTGGTATTGGGAACGGGCATACACTATGGAATGGTTGATAGTCACACTCTTCGTGCATAAGCACTTTGTTGTCAGCGTAACAAACTCTATGTCGTTCTGCTATGCCATCACCATCTAAATCTGCACGAACATAACACTCGTAATACTCAACACGCTGCATACTTTCATTATCAGAGTTGTTATTATCAAAGGGTTGCTCACCTGCACCAAACCTTGCTACCCTCTCTGGAGTAAAGTCTAATAAATCTCCAGTAGATAATTCTGCAACAACATCCGGGTCATATCCCATTGCTATTAAATCACTGCGAGTGACTAAACTTCTTTCTGCTACAAAATCAGCATCCTCAATATTAATAGCACTTTTGTCTATTAAAAATTCTTCTGGAGCAACTGACTCTATTTTAACTTTAGATGAGTCTTTTGTGCGTTTGCATTTTACATTGTAGTAAAGGTTAATGATTGGAGGTGTCTCCATCATCATTGGCATACCCATCTCATCCATCATCGGTTGCCCTGTCATTGGGTCTACTGCTGGCATAGGTTCTTGTTCTATAACTTCTTCTACTTCTTCTTGCTCAACAATTTCTACTTCCTCATCTTGCATAATCATNGCAAGTTCATCTTCNGTNAGNNTNTCGTATTTTTCTTTNGTTACATCTTTTTTGTCATCCCANTAGCATTTTAATACGCCAACTTTTTGGCACAGTGCATCCCAGAACATATCATGCAGCAATTCAAAACCATTGTTGTCTTTATAAAAAATGTGGTTTACATATGCTGTAGCTTGTTCAGCCAACTCACCATCACCCTCGTTAACTGGCTCAAATATAACTGCCTTTTGTGACTGGGTAAAGACCTTAATAAGTTGTGGCAATGCTCCATCAACTGCTTCTGCAACCTCTGCGGTTACTATTTGACTACGACCCTCTACCTCGTTTCCATAAGGCTCACGAAGATAATAGTCTAATGCGGATGCCCTTTGCAATTGTGTATCAGTTGCAATAAAGCCTAACGAGTCATCAATATGNTCGCCAATAATATTGACTAATTCTCTATTGTCACTTTCGTTTACTTTCATTTTTTTCTTATCGTATGCCATTTATACTATCCATGATTTGTTAATCTCTAGTGGTTGATCCCAAGTAGAATCATCGTTACTCATTGNATCTACAACTGCACAGGTGTATCTCCAAGCATCAGCNCCATGACTATATTCATCATGCANTGGAGCTTGTGGTTCTTGTGTTGATTGATTNATNCTTCTTCTGTANTTNTTTAAACACTCTATTAATCTTTTTGCTTTATCTTGGTCAAAGTAAGCTCTCTCAAAAGTCATCCGNGCTAACTTAATACCAGTCTCTATATTTGCTTTGGGTATAACTTCTGTTTGCCAGTTAAGTCTTTGCATAATTTCTTCTGCTGATGTTCCATACTTAAAGTCTTTGTTCCTAGCATCATGAGGTAGATACATTGTCCCCCAGTTGTGCCCTAATTGTTTTAATTGATCAGAGTAACTATCTAATGTCCTGTGATCATCTTCTATATAATCTATAACTCGTATCTCGGACAAATTTCTTTGGCATAAGATAATAGCCATTGAATCGTTCCATCCTAAATCCATAACAATGTGAGTCTTTAATAAAGCATCTGGATGTACATTAGTAATCCTTCCAGACTCTTGTGCTTGTCTTATCTCATTGTGATAGATAGCACCATCAGCAGCGGCTTTAGTATCACCCTCCCAGATGTTTGCATAATCTTCTGCGTTGTGATTTCTGCATCGTGTTCTTTCTATCTCCAACACCTCTGGAAAAAAAGGGTTGTCAATGTAATTAACTTTTTCTATTCTAGCGTTACTAGGCTTATTAATAATAAATCTTTTGTAGGTGTCATCTGTATCCATGTACGGATTAAATGTTACCCAGATCTCACTAGCAGGTTTCCTGATCGTAGGTATTAAGATGTCCCATGATCGTTTACTAATGTTCTGTGCTTCCTCACACCAGACAATATCAACACCCTCAAAAGATTTAATACTTTCTACTGTATTTGTAGCAAGTCCTGCAAAGTTAAACTCTGTTCCATTCTTACCTCGTATAGAGTTCTCTACGACCTCGTAGAACTCTCCTAGACCTAATGCTTGTATCTGATCTTTTAGCAGCGTGTGCACTGATTGCTTAATAGACTTCTGGACTTCCCTAGTACATAAAACTCTTAATGGTTTTTCTGTACCCATCATAAGTAAAGCTCTTGCATAACTCCAAGACTTACCTGACCCTCTCCCACCATAAGCTACCTTATATCGGTGTGGTTCAAATAAAAACTTTAGCTTACTCGGAAACTTTTGGGTCGGCTGCATCTACAAATTCTATTTTAAGGTTAGACTGTAATGATCCATCACTGGATATTATGTCTGTTTGGCTTTGAACCTTTCCTTCTAGCCTGTCTAACACTATGTCCAGAGCACGAGTATCGCCCTCTTCAGCTTTAGAGACTAATGCTTCCATCATGTTCCTAGCTCTTTTAGCATCGTCTTGAGTTACAATTCTATTCAGTGTATTTTTTAATAACCTATTCTTTTTACTGGAATTAGTGTTTCCCAGATTTGCTGTTTTAGATTTCTCTTGTGCTAATTTTAATTGCTCTTCTTTATCCATTGTTATGCAACTCCGTTATGGGTCATTGCTCCTTAAAAGTTTTTAAGATAGTTAAACATTATCCTTTTATTATAGTCATCTTTCATAGCTTCTGCTGTTACATCACCGCCAAACATATTACCTAATAACCCTTCTATAGAGTAAGTAGTGTTGTATGGGTCTTTGACAATGTTAGCATTAATATTATTATTATTGTAGCCTAGTCTTTTTATAAGTTCGTCATCAGCTGTTTTAGTTATGCCACCAGAAAAGTTGCCAACATTTGCATTTGCAGATTTTTGATACTCATCCATTAAAGCATTTATATTAAGATTGCCACTACCCATTCCAAGACCAACTCTTGGGTTTATTGTATTCTGTTCGTTCATTGGTTGATA